CGTGGAATCTTTTAACAGGCTGCGCGCGCGGATAGTGATGGAGGATAGATTGTCGCTCATGGGCTTTGCCTCGCAATCAGCTTCTGCCCGCTCTTAAACAAGATCACGATGCAGTCGGGGCAGGCTTTCCAGGCCAGTACCTGCGAGACCGGCATGCCAAGGTCTGCGCAGGCGTCGATCAACCGGGAGTATTCGCTGTCTTTTTTTGCTGAGCCGGCTTTTCGGGTTGTTTTTTGACGTGGTTCAGGCATGGATTTGATTCCTTGTTATCGATGGTCAGGATGCAGTCCGCGCAGGGATTCAACCCCCCTTGCGGCCGGCATCCTCGATGGCGACGCCGGTGCTGTAAACAGCCAGCGCAGCGATCAGCGCCTGCACAGCCTGCCAGCCGTCCATCTGCCCGCTGGAATAGCCGGCAGCGATGGCAACCAGGGCTGCCAGAAGTACCCAGAACTTGCGTGAGCGCAGCATTAACTTAATCTGCTGCCAGAAAGTCAGAGTTGCATTCATTTAATTGATCCTCCATTTTTTGGGTGAATTTCGGGGTGAGCCAGCCAGAGCCGCTCGAGCATTTCTTCAGGCTGGATGTTGATTGTGGATTTTTCCTGAGAATCCATGCGGCACCAGGCTTTGAGTTGAGACAGGTCGCCGTTAAAAAAATTCAAATCAAGCGGCGAATGGGCTCCGGGCAGCATAAACTTGTCCGCGCTGAATTGCCAGAAACGCCATTGCCGGCAGCCAGCCGGCATTGACGGCCCGTTGATGCGCGGGAAGTGCCCGCGCAGCTGTTCCCAGCTGCATGTCACTCGCCCGCTGCCGTAAGGGTAGTGAGCCAGCCACAGGTCCCATTGGGGCAGCCAGGCGAGCATCTGCGGGGCGTATTCGCGCACGAAACTGGCGCGGGTATAGATCAATACCGGCAGACCGCTGCGCGCTTTGATCTCAGCCGCGGTGGTCAGCGCGTTCTGGCTGATGCGGCTGCCCGGGATGAGGCGGGTAACGCGCTTGTTCTGCCATTCTGTCCAATCCTGCCAGTATTGTTCTACGTCGACTGCGGCAAAGGCCAGCGGCTTGCCGGCTATGGCAGTCAGGAAGTTCTCGGCTTGCGGCTGGTCGTCATGAAGCGGATCACACCAGTGATATGCCGCGCAGATCAATCCAGCCGCCGAGGCGCCTTGCAGGTGCTGCTCGAAGCGCAAATCGCGCGTCGATCGACCCTGGGAGGCTTTGAGGATGGCAAACTCGATCCCGCCGGCTTTCAGCTGCTGCCAGTCGGGATGCAAATCCCAGCGGCTGGCGTCGATTCCAAGGGTGTAAGTCATGGTTGTGCTGTCCCTGTTGTCCTTTTACCTTCTTTGTCATTCCGAGCGAAGCGAGGAATCTTTTCCATTTTCATTTAAGATTTCTCCTCGCTTCGTTCGTCTAAATGACAATATCCTTCTGAGAGAGAGTATTCTTTGTGGTGAAGCAAACTCCCAACGCGCGTGGAGATTGCTTCGTCGTTTCGCTCGTCGCAATGACAATGGATGCCGACTAGACCACATTCGCCTTATAGAGCGGGCGGTAATCGGCGACAAAGACGCTCAGCCAGTGGCGCACCTTCATGCGCACTTCGTCGTTGGTGAACAGCGCCCCGCTGGTCTCCGCGTCAGAGATGAAGATTTCGGGCAGCAAGCCGAAGCGCTCAGCCACGATGATGCCCGGCGCCAGACGCGGATCAGCGACGGCGGCCCAATCCTCGGCGTCGCTGAATTCCGGGCAGGTGATCACATCGCCCATCTCGCCGCGCTGCATGTTCTCGGAGAAGATGGTGGCCTCGCGCTCGAAGGCCGGGTAGAGGATGCGCATGGCGGTCAGGCGCAGCGAGCGCGGCACCAGGCAGTAACGCGCATCCAGCGCCAGTTTGGGCGCCGTCCCGCCGCTGGCCAGCAGCATCGGCTGCTCGTAGATTGCCTGGCTGGCGGCTTCCCAGCCCTCGGATGAGAGCGCTGCGCTGCCCAAATTGCCGTGATTGCTGGCATCGAACACATTGAATCCATCCGCCATCTGCGGGCCCGCGCCGCTGTTCGCGGTGAACACCGATCCAACCAGGGCTGAGATACGCCGCAGCGCCGCGGATGCCAGCTTGTATGGGTATTGGCGCAGCTTATGGGTCTCGTCGCGCTCGAACATCTCCAGTGTCAGGCCGATATAGCCGCCGTACTTGGTCCAGCTTGCGGTTTCGGACGAATCTTTGACCTCCAACTCGGTGTATGGATCGCCCTCAGCCACGCTTGGCAGCACGGTCACCTCGCCAACCAGTACGCCGCTGATGGCGTGCAGGCTGGTGAAGTGCTCGACTGAGACAACCGGCTCCCACCAGCGGTAACCGCTGCGGCCAAGATCCTGCCAGCCCATCACGATCAACTTGTTGAGCGCGTTCTTCAACAAACCGGGCAGACTGGCGGTAGTCGCTAGCGCCGCCCGCTCGGGGTAGTAGCCGCCGTAAAAGCTGTGATCGCCAGTCAACAGCGTGTACAGCTCGCGGATGCCAGACAAACGCGCGGCATGCACGCTTTTCAATCCATCCGGGCGATCGGCGCCGAGCAGGTCGAAAGCTGCCGCGGTCAACTGATCCTCGCTGGAAACCATGCCGCTGATCCGGCCGGGTCCCTGCACGACTGCGCCAGCGCCAAGCTGCGCCGCCAGGCTGCGCCCGTCCTGGATGGCCGCCTGCAACTCAGCCGGTTCGAAGGTCTTGCCGCCGAATTGAGCGCGAATGCGTTCCGCGAGCGGCGCGGGCAATTGCGCCGTGCTCAGGCTTTGCTCCAGCAGACAGGAGCACATCTCCGCGCGCAGATCGCGCGCCTTCTCCAGCTCGGCTGCGGCGGACTGTGCGGTTTCCGCTGCCGGCGGTTGGATATTGCGAGTCTGTTCGTCCATGATTGTTTTGCCTCCTTTGGATGCTTGTTTGGTTTGTTGGTTGAGCGCGCGCAGGAATGCCCCGCCGCGCGCGGGATTCATGACGACATCTACCGAGAGCACGCGCAGGATTTTCCTTATCCTGCGACCGTCGGCGCTGAAGACGATATCAGCCGAGAAGCCGACGTCCGGTTTCGCTTCACTGGTCAAAGCTGCCTGAGCGAGCTGCTCGAGCACCGGCCCGCCTGGACCGACCGCCTTGAGCGTCAGGCGGATGCCCTGCCTGGCCTCGTCCCAGACCGGAGAATGCAGCACGCCGGCCAGGTCGCGCACGCTGTGACCCCACAGAGAGTGGTCGAGATAGCATTCGCGCCCGTCCCACAGCGGGAGCGATTCGCGCAGCGCGCAGTCGGGGAACTCCCAGCCGTTGCCGCTGCCGGCGCTGATTGCCAGGATTTCGAATCTGCCGCCGCGCGGCGCCGCTGATAGAAGTATGCGTTCCTGGATGGTTTCACCGGTCATGGCCGCCTCCTTCGGATGGATTGGTTTGCGCTGACAACGGAGTTTGAAGATCGTTCTTTCCGCGGGCAAGCAGATCGTTCACATCCGCCACCTCGCCAAAGAAGCGGTAGGCCAGGCGCAGCATTTCAGCGTCATCGATCAACTCGCGGTCGCGCAGCTGCGCCAGCACGCCGATTATGTGCCGGGCGGCCAGTCCCAATTGCAAATTGTCGCGCGAGGACAGGTCGGCGCCGTGAACTTCGATCTGAGCCTTGGGATCGACCCGCCCCCGTATATTCTGTCCTCGTTCGGTCAATGCGCGGCGGTTGAGAACCACCCGCAGCACATCCGTCAACAGCCAGAGGAAATGCGCCTGGCGCTGCTCGAAGCGGCGGTAGGTCGGCCCGCCAGCGGCTTCTGCAGTGGTGCGCGTGGCTGATTCAGGCTCAGCCAGAAAGTGCAGCGGCAGCCCGGCGCCGGCAGCGATCATTTTCTTCAACGCCAGACCGTCGGCGTTGGCCTCGTCCGACTCCAGGCGCGGGTTAATCACCTCCCAGCTTTCGCTCTCGTCCGTCACCAGGATCGAGCCGGGCGAGGGCGGG